GGCCTTACCACGCTTCTCAAAGATCGTCCGGACGCAGGTCTCCATGTACTGTTCTACGGGATCCTCGTTCTTGGACCAAAAGTGCCGTCTAGTCCACACGGGACGTGCCCACTGCCGTGATCGGCTCTTGAATCGTTGGTCGTCCATTATGCCCGCGTTCGAGGCTAGCCAATCGTACCATTTCTCTTTGCCATCATCCGCCCATGCTCGCACAAATGGCAATGCCTCAGACAGAGACTTGTGCCAGATGTAAAAGAATGCAATCGCGTTGACCATACTGCGCTTGTTAAGCCAGAAGAATTCTGCAAGCGGCATGTAATAATCAGAGCAAAGCAGGCCAACAATGACGGAGAGAACGTGCCAGCGAAGATCATGACCAAGGAGCCAGTCCGCAAATGTACCCATAGCAACCGCGAAATAGAGATGCCAGAAGTAAATCTTACGACGGAAACAAGCTGCGCCAAGGAACGACATCAGGAGAGACATCGTATGGTACTCATGAAGAACGAGAGCACGCAGGCACGTGAAACTGATGTAGGCGATGGCGAGAATGAATTCGTCGGCGACCTTCGTTGCGTCGTGGGTGAGGTCGATCAGCTCTTGGATGTCGGTGAAAACCAACCACATCAAATAGAAAAGAAGAAGGAGAAGACCCAGAGATATGAGCGCCTTGTGGATTCTAAATGACGTGCTGGAGGTGGTACCATATGCCGCATGTTCGACTCTTGCACTAACAACGCGTTTGTAGCCGCTCGTCTTCACACTGCGAAAGTGGAAAGGGAGGACAAGCGTGCGGAAAACGATTTGAGTAAACAAGAAGAGCCATGCGGCCGCCTCGAAACTGAATCCGATGTACAATGAAAACATCGTGGGCAGGCAAAGCAAGACGTTAACGACCGGGCCAAACAGGCGCAAGTAAACCAGCACGTAGAACTGCACCTTGGCGATGATCTCCTCAGCACGTTTCACAGCCTTAGCGACCATCCACTTGCGGTTCTCATAGATATATGCTGCGATAACGCAGGCAATTGAGAAAATCGTGAGCTGGCGGAGGCTACCGAACACGCCTCCGCCGAGTTGCTTGTGCCATGAAAACTTACCGCGGACGACGACGACATGGTGACCTTCGATCTTGAGGGACAGATTAGAACCGGCACGGCGTACCCCAAACTTCGCAGCAGTACGAAGGATCTCGTCAGCGCTCATATGAAAAGCACGAGTGTGGCGGGAGCTCCTGTCAGCAGCACGGATGTCTGGGTGCACGTAGTGACGAAGCCTGAGCTGTGCGACGTAATTCGTGACATCTTCAATTGGAACGTCGGCGATGAATGCGATGGCTGCCGGGGCGCAGCGATCTTGCAAATCCTCGAATACGACGTCGTACCGCCCAGATTGCCTAGTAACTGGCATGAACTCGACAGGAACCTTGGAGGGGCGGAGGTTGGCGTAATACGTGGCCGGGCGGGACAGGTCGTTGACAGCTGACACAATATCGTGGGCATGAACATATTCAATACTGTGCTTGGCCACCAGTGCGTTGGTAAGCTCCTCATGTTCCAGCTCGTTGCAAACCAGCATATGGTCTTGGAATGCGATGCACTCGTTGACAGAGTTCTCGCGCTTGCTCATACGCATGGTATATTTTGCGAGAGCGCGTGCGGGGTCCATGAACGAGCGACCGGTCGACGTGAAGATGCGATTTGCGAAGTCCAGATATGGCAGGATCGAAATCTTCTGCGTGACGCCAGTTTCCTTGACCATGTTTATTGCCGATTTCAGACGAGGCAGCACAGGGACAACCGTGTTGTCGTCACCCTTGCCGATGAAGAGGTCGAACTTGGAGAAGTCGAACGTGCATACCGAAGTGCCGGTGGACATCAGGAAGTTGAATAATGCGGTTCCAGGCTCGCCGGAGAACAATCTCTCAATGACCTCGAACAATAAACCGAGCATCGTCAGACCCTTGCAGAAGCGCTTGGCACGAGTCATGAGATAAAGTGAGACGACGGTGTCATCAAAACCGAGGAATGCGAGAACCTTGCCGATGAAGAACCTGTGGACGTTGACGTGCGACGAATCTTGTTGTGATAAATCGATCGACATACACTCCTTAGCCTTATGCTGGCCAGTGGCGCGAACAGCGTCATCGAGCTGCGTACCCGAATACCCGGAGTCGTATATCACACCACCTTTCAACATGCTCTGCATGATCTTGGTTGCTTGAACGATCAAAGGACAAATGGTGGCATTGAGCAGCTTATTCGTAGCGAGGATGCCTTGACCGCACTCAGCACAAAACCCGAACGCCTTGAACTTAGGCTTGCATTGGCACTTTAAAAAGTACTCATTCTGTAGGGGGCGACCAGAGTCAATAAACGGGAGTTCCTCGGCAATTTGAGCAATACGAAGCGCCTTTGCGTTTCCGAACCAGTGTGAGAACATAGAAGCGACAGGCGGAAC